ATGTCGAAGTGGAGCATTGCAGCCAAACCGAAAGACGAGCAGAACAAGGTTAACGTTGACCTTGCGTTCTCCGGCGTTGCATGCAAAATGCGTATTAGTGAACTCTGGACGTATGGAAAACAACAGTTGGTATCGTTTATGAAAAAAACATCACTTCTGGTTTGTGCTTCCCTTATATCAACCGTGGTGTTTGCTCTTGATAATAAACAAGAAATAGCACCTTCGCGTATAAGTTGTCCCACGCCAGTGATGCCAGTCAAGGCTCAGGCAATGAGAACTGAAGGGCGTGTCGATTATGCAGCATGGGTTAATGATAAAGGCGAAGTGTACTCAGTAGACATTAAGGGCGATGAGGTTTTCTTCAGGGAAACTGAGGTTGCTATTAAAAAGTGTAAGTTTGTGCCAGGCCATCCAGGGATATATCGGGATACAATAAAATTTAGTCTGGTAAGACCTTGAAAAGGGCGTTTGTCGTCAAATCCCTACCGTTTAGGTAACTCCGAAGTATGCTGAGGCGCCGGTGAGGGCTAATATACCGGATATGTGCCTGAAAAAAGACATTGCAGTATGATAAAACCCGCTTCGTCGGGTTTTTTATTATGGAAAAACATCAATCTAAACATAAGCATGGTGTTGGCAAAAAGTGCGGCAGAGGGGTTGAACATTTCACACAACCGGTATACTGTTTGTTTATACAGTATCCATGTGAGGTGCTAACCATGAAAGTTGAAGTCACAATTGATAAACATAAAAAACTCCCTGATGGCGCCATACCTGCGCTTGAGCAAGAATTGCTGCGCCGCTTGTCCCAGTCCTATGATGATTGCAAATTAACCATTCGACGCACAAGCAACGATGGCCTTAGCGTTTTGGGTGGCGCTGATGGCGATAAAAAACGCGTTGAACAAATCCTGCAAGAGACGTGGGAAAGCGCGGACGACTGGTTTTACTGATTCACCTTTTGGTGGCTGGCATTTCCCAAAGCTTCGCAATGAGCGTGCTGTCACCGGACTTTTTATTTGCGTCTGTATGTCGCTCAGGGGGTAGTGTGAGTGATGGTATTGAGGTTCCTACTAATCATTCCTGGTACGATGTCGTCAGGAGATCGGATGGCACCATTATTTGTAGCTTCCCGGCCGAAGGAAGGCATCTGATTTACAGGGTTAATGGCATAATTTCAATGCGACCTTTATTGCCCGAAGAAGAAGTTTTTACTCTAAACGGATTTATGAAATTTGCGGAACGACTTGGCTACCGAGTTCTCCCACCTTCTGATAATATGAAATCAACGGCCTGAACAACCGTTACCTACTGCGCCACGGAGAGAAGCCATGGCGCAATTGCACTTAATAAAACAATCTCAAGGTATCCTGATCCCCGCGACGCCGGAGACCAGTGATTTTCTGCAATCAAAATGCAAGCTCGGATCCGTTCTGGAAGCCGATTATAAGCTTGTCCGCAATCCGGCGTTTCACCGCCGTTACTTTGCTTTACTCAATCTCGGCTTTGAATATTGGGAACCTACCGGCGGGGCGATTTCGTCTAACGAGCGCAGGCTTATCACAGGTTACGCCAAATACCTTGCTGCATATGGCGGGAGTGAATCGGCGTTGCTTGATGCCGCCGGGCAATATCTCGACCGGATAGCTGAGAAGCGATTCGGCTATATCAGTATTTGCAAATCCTTCGATGCTTACCGGGCGTGGGTCATCGTTGAAGCCGGCCACTATGACGCCATACAGCTGCCGGACGGCACGCTGAAAAAACACCCTCGCAGCATTTCTTTCGCAAGCATGGACGAATGCGAGTTCCAGGAACTGTACAAAGCATCGCTCGATGTTCTCTGGCGGTGGATCCTCTCTCGTTCTTTCAACAGCCTGCAGGAAGCTGAAAACGCCGCCAACCAGCTTTTAAGCTTCGCGGGGTGATGCTGATGAAATACTCATGGTTTCACCATCTCGAATGCACAACCCAGCAGGCCGAAGAATTGGTAGCGAGATATCGTCAGCGGGGCGTAAAGGTCGAACGAAGCTTAAACCCTGACTTTATGACATGGACCGTCAGCGCGCAGCTGGTGGAGGACAAAAACCCGCCGCGGCCAGACTCTCGCTGGCGTAACAGGATGTGGGGGTGAGTATGGCGAACCTACGCAAAGAGGCGCGTGGCCGCGAATGTACTGTGCGGATCCCCGGGCACTGCAACGGCAACCCGGAAACCAGCGTGCTGGCGCATTACCGCCTGGCGGGTACGTGCGGCACAGGATGCAAGCCTGACGATACTCAGGCGGCGATCGCCTGCAACGGGTGCCATGACGTAATTGACGGCAGAACCAAAACCACCGATTTCACCTACGACGAATTGCGCCTGATGCACGCAGAGGGGGTAATGCGCACCCTGGAAATCTGGCGGAAAGAGGGACTCATCAAATCATGAAAATCTACGATATCACGCCCATCGGCAAACCCAGGATGACCAGAGCTGATAAGTGGAAGCAGCGTCCGGAAGTAATACGTTACCGGGCGTTCTGTGATGAAGCTCGTCTGCGCAAAATTCACCTGCCAGACTCCGGCGCTCACGTCACGTTCGTCATGCCTATGCCGCAAAGCTGGAGTCAGAAAAAGAGAGCGCAATACGCAGGACGTCCACATCAGTCAAAGCCCGACTGCGACAATATGCTGAAAGCCCTAATGGACGCCCTCTATGAGGATGATTCACACGTCTGGGATTGCCGCATCACCAAAATATGGGGCGAGAAAGGGCAGATCATCATTGGGGATTCTCTATGACCCTCGATCACTTCATGCAGTACCAAACCGAGAGCGTTAAGCGCGCCAGTATGCCGCCAGTAGCAAAGCACAACCTGAACCAGACCAAACCAAAACAGCCAAAGAGGGCCGCAGCGTGAATCTTGAAAACACAGTGAAATACCACTTCGCAAAATCCACGCTGATTAGCGATTCTCCGCGTGCTACCGCCTCTGATTCACTGACCGGCACCGACATCATGGCAGCAATGGGCATGACCCAGGAACGTGCCGCTATGGGGTATAGCGCTTTCCTGGGCAAGATGGGCATAAGCAACAATGACCGGGATCGGGCTATCGGACTATTGGCTGAGTACGCGCTGACAAAATGCGATAAGGTTGCTGCGTTGCGAAAGCTCTCGCCAAGCGTAAAACCCCGGGTTATACGGATCCTCGCAGAGTACGCCTTTGAGGATTACTCCCGCAGTGCTTCCAGTAAAAAAACATGCGACTGCTGCAATGGGTCTGGATTCATCGACGCAGTGGCGTTCACCAACAAAGTAACGTATCCGGACGGCAAACCGCCGAAGTGGGTCAAAGTTACAAAGGGGATCTATCCATCATACTGGGAGGAGGTGAAGTCGGTCCGGGAGCAGGTCCGGGTGCTTTGCCAAAAGTGCAAGGGAAAAGGGACTGTTAGCGCCGCCTGTAACGACTGCCACGGTCGGGGGAAGGTAGTGAACCAGGATGAGACGGAGAAGCAGGGAGTGCCTGTGATGGGTAACTGTAAACGCTGTGGTGGTCGCGGGTATGAGCGAATCCTCTCCACTGCTGTGCATAGGGCCATTTGCCAGATAACGGACGCCATCACTCTGGATACCTGGAAGAAATCGGTTAAACCGTTCTTCGACGTATTGATCACTAAATTCGATATAGAGGAAGCGTGGGCAGAGGCGCAACTCAAACAAATAACGCGGTGAGATATTTACTTTTCCCGAATTCGTGTTAATTTGTTCTAACGATGGGCATTGTGTGTTCACCGTTGAAGAAAAAATTTAAAGCCTCGGCAAATGCCGGGGCTTTTTCGTATCTGCAATCCGGTCAGGGCTCTTGGGTAGAGACGTGCTGCACGATACGTTAAAGCCCTCCGCGCAGAGCCCTGAACCAGATTGCTGGTTTAGCTCAGAAGGTAGAGCGCCTGCCTTGTAAGCAGGATGTCGGCTGTTCGATTCCGTCAACCAGCACCAGAACGGCAGAGGGGCCAGCGTCTGAAGCGAATCCCGATCACAATGCGTAACTTATCTGGGGGAAGCTATGCAGCAACCATATTTTTTTAACCCGGGCATGACCACTCAACAGCTTGAAGACTGGCTTGGGCAACAGAAAATCTATCTTGCCCACTTCAACCGTCTGATAGCAGAAAAAGCCGCTCTTGAGGAGCGGCTGAGTCAGATCTCTGCGGAGATTGGGCGAGTCGCTACTGATAGCTTTCAAGGAATACTGAGTTTTCCCTGGGATCCCAGTCCTCTTGTGGAAAATCCTCAACAGGATAGTGGCCAGTCGGCAGATTGAGTGACGCCAGGACAGCGGCAGCATCTTCTGACATATAACTGGGCTTTAGTTGACTGGCAATGATAAAGAGACAGTCGTTTAGCGAGAGTCTTCTAATCTCTTCAGGTTTCCACTTGGTCATTTCGAAGATAAGGTGATGAAGAGCCTTATCGTTATCAAGATAATAATAATCCGATGAAAAATGTTTCCTGTACTCATCGAGAATACATTCAAGAGTGAATATTTGTCCTATTCGATACCAAACCTGCCTGGCTCTGTAACTGTGTGAGTCTGCCAGTAATGTTTGGGGGAAGTTGTTATTTTGACAAACCCGGGACTTGATTACCTGTAAAAGGTCTGAGTACTTACTCATATTTTCACCAGTTGATGTTTTAATCATTTGCGAATCAATTTTATCAAAGAGAAAAACAAGCCGCTACACGCTGATAACATCAGGCTGGGCGGTTATGGTGAGCCGATACCTCAGACAAGCAGAGTATTGAAACCAGAAAGACTGAATGTTAAATTTCTGGTGTGGTGAATCCCCCTATGCGGAGGGGCATTGCCAGTCTGATATGTTTTTTTGCGCATTGCGAGTCGTCTGTGGACTGGCGGCGACTTACCGGGAGGCACCCGGCACCACACCTAATAAAAAATGATGATAGCTGTAAGGCCCACTTCGGTGGGCTTTTTCTTTGGGCAAAAAAAAGCCCGCATGGTTTCATGCAGGCAAGGCAGTTACATTTAGATTTTGTCCCGGTATATGTTTTTTTGTCCGGAAGTCGAAAGATACTGTCTCGAATACATTTTGTAAATAACGGATTCAAATCACAAGGCCATGCATTTGCATGGCTTTTTTATTATCAGGTCCCGCAGGAATCATCATCGACACGCTTCGTTGTTAAATCCAGCCTGACGGGCCTGACCCTTTTCAAACACACAGCTTCCCGATCTTCCATCGGAGGCGGTAACTATGGCTAAACGTATGCAAGACAAAGAGAGCATTGCCGGGATGTCCTGGCTGGTTCTGCTGATCATTGCTTGCTGGGGTGGACTTGTCCGCTACCTGATAGATGTGAAGCAGAGCAAGGCAACATGGAGCTTGATCAATGCTCTTGCCCAAATGGTGGTTTCAGGGTTTACCGGCGTTATTGCTGGCCTGGTGAGCATTGAAAGCGGACTGAGCATTTACATGATACTGGCCACTTCCGGAATTAGCGGGGCAATGGGTTCTGTTGCTCTGACCTATTTATGGGAACGCATTACCGGAGTTAAGGCGCCATGACAGCAGATCAGATTATCGAGGGGATCCTCGGAAAAGAGGGTGGTTATGTCGATCACCCCTCTGATAAAGGCGGGCCAACCCGCTGGGGCATCACGCAGACCATAGCTCGCGCACATGGCTATACCGGAGATATGCGAGAGCTGCCCAGGGAAACAGCAAAGCAAATCCTGCTGAGCGATTACTGGACCGGACCCCGGTTTGACCAGGTGGCAGCTCTATCTACGTTACTGGCGGATGAGCTTTGCGACACTGGCGTGAACATGGGGCCTAGCGTCGCAAGTAAGTTCTTTCAGCGCTGGCTGACGGCAATGAATATGCGTGGGAAGCTTTATCCCGACCTTATCCCGGATGGCGTGATTGGACCCCGAACTATCACCGCTCTGAAGGGGTATCTTTCTGCCCGCGGGAAAGAAGGCGAGCAGGTGCTGCTGAGAGCACTGAACTGCAGCCAGGGCGCCAGATATCTCGAACTGGCGGAGGGCCGCGAAGCCAACGAGGATTTTCTCTACGGCTGGGTTAAGGAGCGTGTCCTGTGAAGATGATCATTTTCGTTTTGCTCGTGCTGGTGGCTGTGCTCGTTCTGTTACTTCTGCGCAAATACACCCGGCTGGAGTTCGTAGGGCATGCCAGCCTGCTGCTGAAAACGTGGTCTGTAAAGCTGGGAGCTATCGGCGCGCTGGTTGGCATGTGGGCGCAGTCGTTCCCGGATGCTGCGCTGCACGCCTGGGCGATGCTGCCGCCGGATATCAAAAACATCCTGCCGCCAAACATCGTTGCACTGATTAGCCCGGCGCTGGTGGTGCTGGCCGTGCTATCGCAATACGTACGCCAGCCAGCATTGAAAGAAAAGGCCGACGAACTGAAGGAGCCGCAGCAATGAGCTTTGAAATTATCGCGGGACTGGTGGTCGTCATCCTGGGCGCTATTGCTGGCGCGTTTGGCATTGGTCACGCTCGCGGTACCAGTAAGGCGGAAGCCAAAGCCGATCAGCAGCGTACCGAAGAAAACGCCGCTGCTACTGTCGCCGCGGCAGAACGCCGTGCTGAAGTCACGAAAGGGGCCAGTGATGTACAGCAGACTGTTAGCCATATGCCTGATGACGATGTTGATCGGGAGCTGCGCGAGCACTTTACCCGCCCCGGTAGTCGTTGATACGGCCTGCAGCTGGGTGCGGATCATCTACCTGACCGACCACGATATCGACGTGCTGGATAAGCAGACCAAGCGTGACATCCTGGCGCACAACAAAGCAGTGCAGGCCAATTGCTCGCAGCTCACAGAGAAGGGTTCCAGGTAATTCAGCTACAAACGCAGAACACTTTAGGTATTGAAATTTACATGGCCACATGAACAAAAAATCAGAATACGAGACAACAGAGCGCTGAAAAATGAAAAGTTGGTATCTAAGTCAGGTGCATTAAGGCACTATGGATTTTCAATTCCTTCTATCTAAGAAGCTGCCCATGACAAGAAATTCACTCCCTCAACTTCCGCATGGTTATCGATACGGTGACGAGCACTCTATTCACCCTCATTGTGATGGGGATTATTTAGCTCCGCAGGGATATGTTATCAAGTCCGTTAACCTTGTAGATGGGGTGGTTATTTATGTGCCCATCCAACGCTACATCAAGCATCTAGATCTTTGGGTTAATGCCGAAGGAACTGTCGAATAAATTGTTAGTTACCGGCCTCGTTCGGGAGAGCTGAGAATTGCCATCAAAAGACCAGCAGAGATGCCTGGTGCTCTGGTTGAATGTTCCGGCAAGTTGAAAATGATTGGTTCAATGAGCTCTTTCGATATTTAAATGCTTTCGATAACTTAAATGAAGCTATCACCACGTTATCACTGCCAGCCAACACCAAAACGGCAGTGGTCAGTTAAAAAGCAGAAAAGCCTCTCCCGGGTGGCTCCTGAGAGATTTTAGTTTTCTAACTGGTACCAACCAAAGGTCGCATTTTTTATGCGACCTTTTTTATTGTGCGTAACAGGCATCCGTAAGGAAACCGTTCAGCTTGTACACACGGCAAAGATAAATGCAAAAGCATCACAGAGGCTATTTTGTCGAATGGCTTCGATAATACTCCCCACATCGCACAGAGGTAAGACATGTCAGAGATCACTGCATCCGAGCAAATCCGCCTGGATATAATCAAGAAAGTTAATTATGACACCGCAGCGGCCAAGCTGGCCATTGACTGGGTAGGCGACAGCTATCTGAAGTCTGAGCTATTCGCTGACTCTTTCGATCGTGTTTTCACGGAAAGTGAGATTGTCTCGAAGACCCGTAAGGCAATCCAGGAAGCGACCGAAGCGCTGGCGCTGTTTGATACTGCCGCTGAGAAAGTCAGCTAAGGCATTACAGCAGGCATTCATCGAGTGCCTGTGATAATGTTAAAGCTCCTGTATAAGGGGCAGTTGTATGATATCATGCAACGAAGCAACCAAGCTATGGAAAGTCCGGGTAATGGTTTGGAGTGAATGTGACGTTTAGCAGCGGTGGAATAAATGGCTACTTTTTCCTGTTGCTTAGTATGTGGCCAGTGCTAATGGTTTTATTCCTGGGATTGTCTCCTGCATTTTACGGTGTGTTAATGCCTAAAACGGCAATTGCTTGTCTGGTGATCGCTGCAGCCTTTGGCATTGGTGGGTGGTTCTATGGATTGTGATCTAAGTAACATTTGGTCAGGTTATAAACTGGTATCTGACCGCATTACAGCAGGTATTCATTGAGTGCCTGTGATAATGCCCGTCAGACAATGGACTGATATCATTGTCTGTTTCTCCCGGTGTATTTTGAAATACTCAATACTCTCATAACGTCTCTGCCTGCCAACATCAGAACGCCAGAGGTTAGTTAGCCGGATAGATGCACCTCTCTCTGTTGGCTCCTGAGAGATTCTTTATACGCTGGTTGGTAGTGACCAAAGGCCGCATAATTTTGCGGCCTTTTTCATTTCTGTAAAATGAAAGTCCTCAGGCGGTTAACGATGCTCTGGACCATGGAAGTGATCTCCACCATGTCCGCCGCTATGAGGCCCAGGGGGAAGGAAACATCCTGAAAGAGACAGCGCACCACAGATCACAAAAACAGCAAGCATAATTCTTTTCATAATAACTCCTGAACTAAAGAGCCTTAATTCCAAAACATAAAAGTGAATATTTTATGGAGAATCAGTAATTCCTTTTTCTCCCTCACGTTAAATAGGAATAATCCATGGCAAAACCGGACTGGGGCGAGCTTCAGCGACGGTTCCTGTCCGATCATGCCGCAACCGGCGTATCACCGAAGGATTGGTGTGAAGCGCAGGGACTGAATTACGCTACTGCCCGCCGATACATCAAGAAACCCACTGCGCAAACTGCGCAAAAACCTGCGCAGAAGAAACTGCGCACTGCGCAAAAGGAAAAGTGCGCAGAAGAGCTGGTGGATAGCAAACTGAGTCCAAAGGTAAAGCGCTTCATTGCTGAATACCTTAAGGACCATAACGCTACGGCTGCCGCTGAGCGTGCAGGCTACAGCGACCCAAACTATGGGCGTCAGCTTCTAACGAATCCTAACGTTGCGCAGGCTATTGCGCAGCAGCAGAAAGCATCCATTGTGCGCACGCTGGGAAGTGCTGATGAAGTGCTTGAGCAGATGTGGCGCCTGGCCACCTTCGATGCTAACCAGCTTTCTCAGTATCGCCGCGGGAGCTGCCGTTACTGCTGGGGCTTCGGTCACCAGTATCAATGGCGCGATGCGGTTGAGTTCGAAGAGAAGCTGGCTGAGGCTTTAGCGAAGAAAGGGAAAGAGCCAAACGACAGAGGCGGCTACGGTTACGACCATACCAGCTCGCCTAACCCGAAATGTCCTCGCTGTAATGGTGATGGCATCGGCCAGCCTTTCTTCGCCGATACGCGCAAGCTGGCGCCGGATGCTGCGCTTGCCTATTCCGGTGTGAAGCTTGGTAAGAATGGCGTTGAGATAACCGCCATCAGCCGTGAGCGCATGTACGAGGCGGTGATGAAACGTCTCGGCCTGGCTGACAGTGAGTTCGCCCAGCGTCTACAGCAGATTGAAATCGAGCGCCGGCAGCTGGAGATCGACAAGCTCCGTAAAGAGCTGGCCGCTGACCCGGAAGATGACGAACCAACGCCAGTTGCGATCAATATCAACGTAGTCGATGCGCGAGTGAGGGAAGAGGATGGCGATAGCTCCGACGCTTAACGTTCCCCAGGCTCGTTTTCTGGCTATGCAGCAGAAGTTCAAAGCCTATGTAGCTGGTTTTGGATCCGGTAAGACATGGGTTGGCTGCGGTGGAATATGCAAAGGGTTCTGGGAGTTCCCCAAAATAAACCAGGGCTACTTTGCCCCGACCTATCCTCAGATCCGCGATATTTTCTACCCCACGGTGGAAGAAGTTGCTCACGACTGGGGACTGAAAGTCAAAATCGTTGAAAGCAACAAAGAGGTCCATTTCTACAGTGGGCGCCAGTACCGCGGCACGACAATTTGTCGGTCGATGGAAAAGCCCGACACGATAGTAGGCTTTAAAATCGGCAATGCGCTGGTGGATGAACTCGACGTTCTGAAAGCGGATAAGGCGCGTCAGGCGTGGCGAAAAATAATCGCGCGTATGCGTTATAAGGTTGATGGTCTGCGTAATGGCATTGACGTGACTACCACACCTGAAGGATTTAAGTTCGTCTATAACCAGTTTGTTAAGGCTGTGAGGGAAAAGCCTGAACTGAGGTCGATGTATGGTCTGGTACAGGCTTCGACATTCGACAACGAAAAGAACCTGCCGGATGACTATATTCCTTCACTCCTGGCGAGTTACCCGCCGGAATTGATCAAGGCATATCTGAACGGCCAGTTTACTAACCTGACCAGTGGCACCATTTATCATCAGTTCGACAGGGTGCTGAATAATTCCAGTGAGGAAGAGCAGCCAGGTGAAGCGCTCTATATCGGGATGGATTTCAACGTCGGGAAGATGGCCGGGATCGTCCATGTATTGCGGCTCGGCTTACCACACGCGGTAACAGAGATTATCAACGCTTACGATACGCCCGACATGATACGCATCATCAAGGAACGTTTCTGGCTGTATGCCGACGGTGACTACCGCAAGGTCCGCGAGATTTATATTTACCCGGATGCCTCTGGTGATTCCAGGAAGTCAAACAACGCCAGCAAAACAGATATTGAGCAGCTCCGGCAGGCCGGATTTAACGTCATCGTTGATGATGCTAACCCGCCGGTAAAGGACCGCATTAACTCCATGAACGCCATGTTCTGCAATGGTAATGGCGATCGCCGGTACAAGGTGAATGTGGCCCGTTGCCCGGTCTATGCCGACTGCCTGGAACAACAGGTGTGGGATAAAAACGGCGAGCCGGATAAAAAGAGCGATAACGATCACCCCAACGATGGCGCCGGTTACTTCATTGTGAAGCAATTCCCAATCGTTCGACCTGCATTCTCTATTTCACTGGACACGACATTCTGATGGCCAATAACGATATTACTTATGTTCGCCCTGAGGTCAGGGCGGCGATGCCCGTGTGGAAAAAAATTCGTGACGTGTGCAAAGGGGCTGATGCTGTAAAGGCCGCCGGGAATGAATACCTCCCTTTTCTGGATCCGTCCGATAAGTCTGCACGCAATAAAAAGCGCAATGCTGATTACATTCAGCGCGCCGTTTTCTACGCGATAACGGGCAATACAAAAGTGGGTCTACTGGGGCTGGCATTCAGAAAAGACCCGACCATGACCGCGCCGGATAAACTGAATTATCTTCGTGACAACGCCGATGGTGCTGGTGCCAGCATTTATCAGCAGTCCCAGCAGGTTACAGAAAATATTCTGGAGGCCGCGCGCGAGGGGCTTTATACGGATTATGCAGCTGAGACCGACGAGGCGATCATCCTTCGTTATCAGGCGGAAAGCATCATTAACTGGCGCACCAAACGCATCAATGGACGTGATCAACTGGTGCTGGTGGTTTTACGCGAATGCATGGAAAAGGAAGATGGTTTTGCGTACGAGGATGAAATCCAGTATCGCGAACTGGCTCTGGAGAACGGAAAGTTTGTCTGCCGGGTATGGCGAAAGTCAGCTGACGCAGGCTCTTTTTCCGTCACTTCCGAGTATCATCCTAAGCCAAAAGGTGAGGATTTCTGGGATGAGATCCCCTTTACCTTCGTTGGTGCGCAGAATAATGATCCCACCATCGACGAGTCGCCTTTAGCCGCCCTCGTTGAAATTAACCTTGGCCATTATCGTAATTCGGCAGATTACGAAGACAGCGTATTTTTCTGCGGTCAGGTTCAGCCGGTGATTTCCGGTCTTGATACCGCCTGGCGTGACTGGCTGCAGGATAAGGGAATTCGTGTCGGTTCTCGTTCTCCATTCCTGCTGCCGAAGGAGGGGAGTTTTACCTATGCTCAGGCGCAACCAAACACCCTGGCTAAAGAGGCGATGGACAGTAAGCGTGATTATTCTGTTCAGCTTGGCGCCCGGCTTATCGAGCAGAACGGCGCGGTTAAAACCGCCACGCAATCCAGCGGCGAGCAAACCGCATCCACATCGGTGCTCGGCATTTGCGTTTCCAATGTCTCGGAGGCCTATACGCTGGCGCTAGGCTGGTGCGCCAGATATCTCGGCATAAAAGGCGAGGAATACCGTTACAGCATCAATCAGGAGTTTATCGCCAAAGTCGCAGAATCCGGCATGGTAACGGCAATCGTCAATGCCTGGCAGTACGGTGCGATTCGCGACACGGATATGGTCAGAGCTCTGCAGAGGCTTGACCTGATAGATCCCGCTGATGACCCTGAAACTGTCATTGACGCTATTCGTAACGGCGCGCCTAACCTGATTGGTGGCAATAATGGCAACGGCGAATGACAAACTGCAGGATGAATCCATAGCCCACGCTATATGGGTTAGTCGCTACAGCACCGGCGTTGCCAACAGGATGATAAAAGTTCTGAATGACAGCGACGCCGAACTTACCGCCAGGCTGCTGGTGGCTATCGATACGCTGGATCCCGAGAGCTTTACCGTTTCGCGTCTGGAAGCGTTACTGGTCAGTGTCAGGGCCATAAACAAGGATGCCATACAGTCCATGTATGCAGCCCTCTCTACCGAGCTGCAGGAGCTGGCGAAGCATGAGGCCAGTTTTCAGATGAGCCTCTTCCAGTTTGCCATTCCCGACGATGTTCTGGCTCTTCATCCACTGGTTGGCATCTCCCCGGATGCAGTTTATGCCGCGGCGATGGCGCGTCCATTTCAGGGGCGGTTGCTAAGCGAATGGGCCAGCAACCTCGAAGCTGATCGTATGGCGCGCATATCCAATACGGTGCGGCAGGGTTTTCTCCTGGGCGATACGCATGAGCAGATCGCAAAAAAGGTTCGCGGACATGCTAACCGCGGCTACCAGGATGGTGCGCTTCAGATGAGCCGGGCCAATGCGGCCAGCATAGCGAAAACGGCAGTAGGGCATCTTGCATCAACAGCAAGACAAAGCTTTGCGTCGGCGAACGACGACATTCTGAAGGGTAAGCAGTGGTTATCTACTTTGGATAACCGGACATCAAAGGATTGTCGGATCCGCGACCGACTCAAGTACACGCTGGATAACAAACCGATAGGGCACAAGGTGCCTTATTTGCAGGGACCGGGGAAAATCCACTTTTGCTGTCGTAGCACCGAAACATACATACTGAAATCGTCCGAGGAATTGGGTATCAAAGTCGGCGAAATCAAGGACAGCTCGCGCGCCAGTATGGATGGACAGGTTCCGGCTGATACGACTTACCAGGACTGGTTCTCCCGGCAGTCGTTCACGCGACAAGCTGAGATTGTCGGAGAAACGCGCGCCAGGCTGATTCGTGATGGCGGCATGTCTCCCGATGAGCTCTACAACGACAGGGGCGAGTGGCTGACGCTTGACCAATTGCGCAACCTTGACGCGCAGGCGTTTAAGGATGCCAGAGTGTGATAGAGTAAATTCGTGGTGAATGCAGGATGCTGACCTGCGCGCCAAAGCGTCCCGTGAGAAACGGGCAAGCCGGAAACCAGACTCACTTCGGTGAGTCCCCGCCGTTCTGAAGTATCAGAATGCCGTGGCAGCACCGGCCACCACACCTAATTGTATTGTCAGTGGCTAGGGTCGCTCCCGAAAAGCGGAATCGTCACCACCTACAACCAATAACCCGACAAGCAACGAGACGAGGTTGTTATGGATTCACAAAAACAAAGAGACCTTATTGCAAGCCTGTATGAAGAGCTGGTAATCGCAAGAGGGCTCATTAAAGAGATTTGCACAGTGCGAAGCATTGCAGAGCCAAAGTCTTCTTTGCAGAGAATGGATAAAGCCATTAAAGATGCAAAAGAATACATGCTAAATAGCTGCGCCTAA